TCACCCACGATTAACCAACAGCCAGACCAGCAGACACGCCACCACCGGCACAGCAAAATCCATCAGGCTTGCCACATCCCACGCGCGCGGATCAAAACCGCCCCACCACGGCATATTCATTCGCTTGCCATGCCCGAACATTTCAATCCAGCGATATTCTGCCTGGGTGTGTTCACGCGCAATGAAGAACGTACAACCGGCTATCGCCCCGTAAACCCAGTTTCCGGTAAAAAGACCAATCAGTAGCTGCGCAGCCACAGCACAAAGTGCATGAAGGAAAGGTGTTATATCCATTACTCCTCCTTTATCAGATATCACTTCGGGAAGTTGATAACAACTTTAATTCTGACTCAAGTTCATCAATTCTTTCAGTCAGTTTCTGGATATGGTGAATCAGTGGAACAACCAGACGTTCGTACATTACACCTTCGGCAACAAGGCCATTGCTGGAAATAGCTTCAGGAGCATCATCTTCGTTAGCTGGTCGCCAGTGTACAAACTGAGGAGCAATTTCTCCCACTTCCTCGGCAATCAATCCGTAGAATCCCCAGTCACTCCTGTCATTTTCGCATTGCGACCTGTACCACACAGGGCGCATCCTGAAAATGAGATCGGCGTGCTCTGAATCTATTGTCTCTACTGAATGTTTATAGCGAATAGACGATGTTGACCGCAGTACAGACGAAATTGCAGGGTCAGGATTAAGATAAAGATTTGCCGCCGCTGTAGTCGTGCCCAATTCCCATAAATAAAACGCTTCACGGCCAGTCAGCGGGTAAAAATCTCCACCATAACGACCGCTTTCCAGATCGTTCACTTCCAGTTTGTTTTTCAGCTTATTATCAACTTCAGTTTTTGTGTATCTGGTGCTGATATCCTGCTTTGCACTGGTCATATCAGTCTGAAGCGTTGATACTTTTCCGTTAATTGAGGAAATATCTTCCTTAGTTTTACTGACATCTCCCTTTAGCGTGGTGATATCTCCTGGAATTACTGTCGATGTAGCCATTTGTCTCCCTCACATCCAGCCACGAAGTTGATGCTCAACAACAACCGCGTATTTATCGAATATTGACGATTTTTTTGCATCATTAATGATGCGCACGTTTACAAAATATCCGTCTTCCTTAACACATACCGGTTCGCCATCTTCAGTCAGTTCTCCGGTTTCTTTGTACACGTTACCTATCACGTCAATAAGAATATTATCCTGCATCGACTCGTCATCATAATAGCCAGTGCTCTCCATAAAGGCCGAAAAGTCGGCCTTGTCTGCAAATTTGAGTGTTAAATCTTTCATTAGATTGACTCCCCCACCTGAGCATCAGTCAATTCCTTGTGCCATATTCTGAAATTCCTGACATGACCAAATAAATGACGTAACCCGGCAGTAGTCTGGCCTCCAATACGGATAATTGCGGTGTTCTGAATACAGGACCATGTGGTTTTTGTTTCGCTGGATATACGCCCGTTACTTACTGAGCACGTAGACTGATCTGACTTTACACGCATCCCCATAACCATTTTTTCAAGCAATGCGTTTTCGTTTACCCGTCTGTTAGCTCCTCCAATATCGCAATAAGGAAATCCGTCGTAATCTGCTGAAGAACCGAATCCAAGAATAATTGCCGCTCCGGTTTGATGACCGCCGGTGTCAAAAACACGCGGCGCTGCATTTGGCGTTTTATACCAGTTCTTATGTACCTCACAAAGAACCGTAAAAGGAAGATTATAAAGATTATTCTTAATGGGAACTGTGACTATATCGCTTGCGCGGGTCGCCGCCGTCGTTCCTGATATAATAAAAGATGATACACAAGGCCCATTTTCTACTTGTGGGGTGGCCAGATAAATATAGTCACCAGATACGGTTGCCCCGCCCTGCTTAGGAGAATACTGTATCTGAGAACCTATTTTTAACTCCCCATCAATTGCCTGAATTGTTGCCTCTGCAAAAATCCATCCGGTAGCTTCGTCCTTTCTGACTCTCGCTGTAATCCTTGAGGCAGCACCGCCTGTCATATTAATTTCAAGCGTTTGTGTATCAATATACGCATCACCAAGAAAAGTTGTTGCGCTACCGTCATATTTATCAAACCGGATACGCAACCTTACCTGCAGTTCTGTTTTAAAACGACATGAGGTTGTCACGTATTTATTATCGCCTGAGACATCAACTGACTTTGTTGCAGCAATTGATGCCATATTAATGGCTGAGGTTTGCCCAATCAGAGAATCGTTACAGACAAACTTTCCATAGGTAAAACCAAAACTATCCTTCCCGGTTTCGGGAACATCCATATTTGACGATCGCCCCCAACTGGCAGGGCTTTCCGAATTGAGCATGTAGTTCGTTCTTTGCCCCTCAATAAGCAGGCCATCACGTTCAAACCGTGGCTCGTCAATGGCAGCCTCTGTCAGCACACCAGATTTATTAATATAGGTTGCTTTCGATGCACGTTTAAACTTAACAATCTTGTCGCCAGGCATCGTTATTTCATCGTCACCAATAACAATTTTTTTATATGATGGTGAAAAGCCCGTAATCATATCCAGCGAATCGTTAAATGGTATCCACACATCGGGAAGCGGCTGTAAGACATATTTATACGGCTCCGCAGCCTGGCTTGCGTACTCTCTGGCTGCATCTTCGCTTGCTTTAGCTGCCGTCTGGCTTGCTGCCGATGCTTTCGCTGAGTTCGCAGCCGCTGTTTCGCTCACCTTTGCGTTGGTTTCACTGGTTTTTGCTGCTTTTTGACTGTTAGCTGATGCAGTGGCAGAAGAAGCCGCCGCACTTGCAGAACCAGCTGCGGCACTCTCGCTTTGGGCCGCTGCATCCTGACTGTTTTTCGCCGCAGTTTCGCTGGCTTTGGCATTCGTTTCGCTGGTCTTCGCTGCCGTCTGGCTGGACTTTGCGTTAGTTTCACTCGTCTTCGCTGCTTTCTGACTGTTAGCCGCAGCAGTTGCTGATCCAGCAGCTGAAGTCGCAGAACCGGCCGCCGCACTCTCGCTTTCAGCTGCTGCATCCTGACTGCTTTTCGCCGCAGTTTCACTGGCTTTGGCATTCGTTTCGCTGGTTTTCGCTGCCGTCTGGCTGGACTTTGCGTTGGTTTCGCTCGTCTTTGCGGCTGTCTCGCTGTTTTTCGCGTTGGTTTCTGATTTTTTGGCTGCTGTCGCGGAGTTTGCCGATGCAGTCTGTGAGGTCGCTGCCGCCTGTGCACTATTAGCTGCATTCGTTTCTGAGGTTTTCGCCGCGTTCTTCGATGATGCCGCTGCAGTTTCGGATTTCTTTGCCGCCGCTGCGCTCTGAGAGGCGGCTTCAGCGTTGCGTGCCGCTTCTTCCACCATTTCCTCAAAACGACGCAATGCCTCCGGCATGACATCATCTTCCGTCATGGCACCGAGAAAATCATTCAGCGTCCCCGGCTTAGAATCTTCATACACGGTGATGGTCCCGGCATGTGAAGGCGGAAAACCTTCAACCAGCAGGATAACGCTGTACTGGCCATACTCAACAGCCATACTGTAACGCCCGGCTTCATCCGGATTTTCTGAGGCCACCGTGTTTACCACAACCGTGGTGCTGTTACGTTTTGCTTTGAGCTGAATGGTGCAGTTCTGTATCGGTTTTCCTGCACCGTCTTTCAGCACACCTGAAATCTGTACTGCCATATTCACTCCACAAATAAAAAAGGCACCATTTCTGGTGCCCGAATTTGGGTTTTAAAATTCAGCTAATCGTGATGCCTGCAGTGGCTTTCTTCATCACAACAACCAGCAAATCGCTGATACTTGCTGTGGGATACCAACCATTTACCCACCATGCTGATACAGAAAACTCCAGTGTCATTACGCCACTGCCTGCTGGCATATCAATAACACCCGTGTAAATCAGAGTATTATCCAGAGCCGTTCGGTTATAAATTTCAGCCCCGTTTTTCTTCACTATCAGGCGGCATGACGAATAAGTATCGCTATTCTCCCGCTCATGTCTGGCACCGCAGAAAGCCACCGCTGGAATAACAATTTGCCGGTCAAACGGCTGATCGTCATAAACCCTGACGGTAATGGTCCCTGATGGCCACCGCTCCGGTGCACGGGAGTCCCGGGGGAAAGCTTTGCCCACTGTTTTAACGAGATCGCCTTCAATCTGGTTCGCGGACAGTTTTCCCAGAACCCGACAGTTCTCGTTAATCGTGACGTTGTTGAGCGTCCCGGAGTTCGCATTCACGCTACCGCTGATATCGGCATTTTTCGCCGTCAGCCGCCCGTCCGGTGTCAGGGAAAATGCCGGAGGATTACCGCCGCTGGTAATGGTCGGAGCCGTCAGGCGTTTCAGGAACACGTCGTTCATGAATATCTGATCGCCCTGACCAACAAACATTGGTCTTGTGTTGCCATTAGACGGATCAATAAACGCGATACGGTTAGCGGCAACCAGGAACTGGCTCAGTTTGCCTTCCTCCGTATCCTCCATGCTGAGGCCAAGCCCCGCGACATAATGCCTGCCGTCTTCGGTCTGCTCAATTTTGACGCCCCACATGGCATTCCATTTATCGTTGGCGTCTTTCCACTCTTTCGAAAACTCCTCCAGTTTGCTGGCGTTATCCTCCGTCAGCTCGACTTTTTCCAGCAGCTCCTTGCCGAGATGGGATTCAGTTATCTGGCCTTTGAAAAAATCCAGGTAACCTTCCGCATCATCGCTCGCCCGACCGACAGCCTCCACGAATGCCGATTTGCCAACGGTGTTCACACTGCGAACGTAAAAATAATAATCATGGCCCGGCCTGATATTGATACTGGCAGCTATCCAGTACAGCGCCGTGCCAAGATAGCGGGCTGTGGTTTCAACCTGCCTGATATCCGCAATCCGCTTTTCCGAGAACCAGAACTCAAACTGTACCGTCGGATCATAAACGGCAAGATGCGGCGTGGCGGTGATCTGAAAATAGCCCGGCGTCAGCTCAATCCGCGACGGCGCTGACGGTGCGGCAATCCGGAACGATACCGACGCCGGATCGCCCTGCTGTCCCCACGCATTTACCGCCCGGACTGTCAGCCTGTAGTTTCCCAGCGCCAGTTGCGTGAATCGGTATGTGGTTTCCGTCGTCCGGGCCGTGCTGACCAGCCGCTCACTGCCGTCATCCGCTGCCACGGTCAGGCGAAGCATAAAGCTCACACCCTTCACCACCTTCGGCGTATCCCAGCGCGCCAGCACCTGGTATTCCCCGCTGTCTGCGGTGACTTCTGCGGTCAGGTGCTGCACTGCTGGCGGCGTGACACCATTCACCGTGCCGCTCTGGTCGCCGTCAAAGTGCGCCCCGTTATCCACGATGGCCTCTTTCTCCGGCACATGCTGCACAGCGGTGATGGCATACGTGCCGTCGTCATTCTCACGGATACTCACGCAGCGGAACAGGCGCTGGCGCAGCGTCGGCAGCTTCAGCCCCCACACGCTGTACTCGGCAACGCCATCAGGAACCCGGCTCACTTTTATCTTCACGCCGTCGGTGACGGACTGGACCTCCACGCTGACCGGATTCCCCTGTCCGTCAACCAGGCTTATCAGCGTGGTGCCGGAGGATGGCAGCGTGATTTCACGGTCGAGCGTCAGTGTCCGCGTCTGGCTGTTCACCGCCAGCACGCGCCCGCCGGTGCTGATCCCCGCATAGTCATCATCACAGATTTCAATGACATCGCCCGGTACATGGCGAAGCCCTTCTGCGCCCACGCTGAAGTCCACGGTCTGCGTTTCCAGCAGCTCCGTTTTAATCAGCCACAGCCCGGCGCGGTGTGCCTGCCCCCGGCTGGTACAGCCAAAGGCATCCATCTTCGTGACGTTACGACCGTAACGGAGAATGGCCTGCGTATCTTCAACAAGCTCTGTCGCCGTCTCCCAGCCGTTATTCGGATCAATCCAGTTCACCTCAACGGCATTATGGCGGTCCTTCAGGGCGCTGAAGCTGTAACGGAACGGCGCGCCATCATCCGGCATCACCACATTACTGCGGTTATAGGTCCACACCTTATCCGACGGTCGGTCCTGCACGAACGTCAGCGTCTGCCCGTTCCATACCGGCATACAGCGCATCGCCGAGCAGAAATCACTGAGAACATCCCACGCCTTGCGCTGTGTGGTCAGGTAAGCGTTACAGGTGATGCGCGGCTCCGTGCCACCAAAGCCATCCGGCACCGACTGGTCGCAGTACTGGCCGATGACATACAGCGCCCATTTGTCCACATCCGCTGCACCAAGACGTTTCCCCATGCCGTAACGCGGGTGGGTCAGCATATCCCACAGACACCAGGCCATGTTGTTGCTGTATGCTGGCTTAAACGTTCCGTCCCAGATACCGCTGTATTGCCGCGTCTGCGGGTTATAGTTCGACGGCACCTGCAGAATGCGCCCGCGAAGATGATAATTACGGCTCACCTGCTGGCTGCCGAACTGTTCCGAGTCCACCTGCACGCCAACCAGTGCCGTGTTCGGGTAGCACTGTTTCACATCGATGATTTCAGTGTATGACGACCAGAGCGTTTTGTTCTGCAGCTGGTCTGTGGTGCTGTCCGGTGTCATCCTGCGCATACGGATATTAAACGGGCGCGGCGGCAGGTTACCCACCACCACCGAGGCCAGATACTGCGAGGTGGTTTTGCCCTTAATGGTGATGTCTTTTTCCGTCACCCAGCCACCGTTACGTTGTATCTGAACCAGCAGGCGGACTTCCGACGGATTCCGGTCCCCCTTTGAGGTGGTTTCCACCAGTGCCTGCACACCGAAGGTAAGGCGCAGACGGTCGATGTTTGCAGACGTGATAGTGCGGGTGATCGGCGTGTCATATTTCACTTCCGTACCCAGCACCGTCTCGGAGCCGGAGGATTCAAACCCCTCCGGCGGTGTCTGCTCCTGCTCACCTGCCCGGAACACCACCGTGACACCGGAGATGTTGGTATTACCCTCAGTGTCCAGCACTGGCGTACTGTTCAGCAGCACGCTTTTTAATCCATCCACCGGACCTTCAATCGGCCCTTCGCTGATGGCATCGATCACACTCAGTAACTGCGTGGATTTCAGGTTGTCCTTTGCTTCGCGCGGGGTATGCCCCTTACTGCTTCCTTTGCCCATTCGTCATGCTCCATAAACGACAAAACCGCCCGGAGGCGGTTTCACATAAAACATTTTGCATCAGCGGCCAATCACCACAACCTGACCACCGTCCCCTTCATCTGCCGTGCTGATCTCCTGAGAAACCACACGTGACCCCACGCGCATTTCACCATACAGAACAGGCAAAACATTGCCCTGAGCAACCATGTTATCCAGTGAGGAAAAATAGGTGTTCTGTTTGCCGTTATCTGTACTGGCTGCCGTGGACGTCCTGGCTTTCGGTGCCAGCATCTGCGCCACACCGCCCAGGATCATACTGGCCCCTGCCGCATACATGCCCGATACAGCCGCGGCACCCAGCCAGCCCACAGGGTTCCACCATGCCACCGCAATCAACGCCGCCCCCAGCACCACCTGAAATACACCGCCACTTTTAGCTCCCGCCAGACGCGGCACGATATGGATCACGGCACCATTTGCCAGCGGCTCATTAAGACGGGCAGATAATTCGGTTTCACCTGCATCACGCCCGGCAATGCGCACCTGATACCAGCCGTCATTCAGTTTCTGACGAAACGCCGGGAGCTGTGTGGCCAGCGCCCGGATGGCTTCGGCCCCCGTTTTCACACGAAGGTCGATGCGGCGGCCAAATCGTTGCAAATCCCCGTAAAGGCAGATGCGTGCCATGCCCGGTGACGCCAGAGGGAGTGTGTGCGTCGCTGCCATTTGTCGGTATACCTCTCTCGTTTGCTCAGTTGTTCAGGAATATGGTGCAGCAGCTCGCCGTCACCACAGTAAATGGCGGCATGATTCGGCACCGATGAACCAAAACAGCACAGCAGCACATCGCCCGGCTGCGCCGCTGACAACGGCACCTGATACAGCCCTGTGGCCTCCAGATTATCCAGATAGAGATTCTGACCGTGACGCCACCAGTCATCCCCGCGATGAAAATCCGGCATCTCAATCCCCGCCAGATGATAAGCATCCCGGAACAGCGTGTAACAGTCCGTCACCCCGTGCTCAAAGCGCCGCCCGGTAAGATGCGGCACACAGCGGAATTTATGAATCTCACCCCGGCAGACCAGCCACCAAGGCAAATCGCTCTGCACCTGCAGCCGCCTGTCAGCCTCACTCAGCCAGGGCAGACCACCGGGGTGGCTGTGGACCAGCGCCACAATCTCACCCTGCATCTCTGCCCGCAGCCAGTCCTCCGGCGACATCCGGAAATACGCCTCCGGCTCACCGGAGATATTCACGCAGGGAAAATATCTTTCCCCCTCCGGCGTTCTCACCACGAAGCCGCACGACTCCGCTGGCGCACATCGCCGGGCGTGCGCCAGAATCGCTGATTCTGTCTGTGTCATGGGATTACTGCGAAAGTTTGTTAATGGAAAGGAAGCCGCCAAAGTTGCCGACGTTATTGCGAAACTTACAACCACTCAGGCATTTGCTGCATTTATCCTTCGTGATATCGGACGTCGGCTGGTCATATTCATCAGCGACAGCCGGACCGTGATAACCGCACTCATCACCGCGATAGGTCCAGGTGCAGGTATTAGCCAGCATGATGCGCCCCGGAAAAACAGCACCGTCCGTTTCCGTCGGCGTGGACAGTACAAAAGAGGCACTGACCGCGCTCAGTTCGCTGCACTGCTCGATGCGCCAGCGGCTGATCACCTCCTGCTCCGGATCGGCGTCACTGTTTCCGTTGACGAAGTTCACCGCATCCAGAAAACGGGCGTAAACCTTACGCCTGACCACCGTTCCGCCGACCAGACTCTGCAGGTCTTCCGCCATCCCGGTGACCATTCCGTGCAGGTTAGAAACCGTCAGTGTCGGACGGGCAGCACTGCCCTTGCCGTTCAGTTCAAATCCCGTCCCCTGAATGGGGTATGCCTGATACTGCCGCCCCTGCCAGGTAACCGGCTCACCTTTTTCGTTCTGCTCATTACAGAAAAAATAACGTTCACCACCGACCTCTGTCAGATCGATTTCCCAGAGCACCACCTGGGCTGACTGAGTAAGGCGTGTCGTCTCATGATGTGTTTCCTGTGGAATATCCTGCATCAGGGCCTCCTATGCCACGACCTGTTCAAAATCTGCCGTTATGGTTACCCACAACGCCCCCACGCTTGCCGACCATTTACGACAAACCACCCTGATCGGCTTCCAGTCATAAGGTGGCGTCCACTGAAATGCGCGGACGCCACCGTGCCGTTCCAGAAAGGCTTTTAAAGATGGGTGTTCACATTTACGAACACGTATCGTCACGCTGTAAGTCGACAACTGGTTATTCAGTCCCGCCGCACGACGCTGTTCATAACCATCGCCCAGCTTCACTGTCACCACTTTCGGCTCTGATACCACATTCATATCCGGGCGCACTTTCCAGTGAAACGTCTCCATTACCGATATGCTCCACTTAACCGACCACCATCACGGGCCTGCTGTTGCATAAAGTCCGCTGCCGCTTTTTTCCCAAGGTCATAAACCACCTTCAGGGCAGCCGGACCTATCTGTCCGTTCGTGCCATCGTTATTGATCTCGATGTTGTACTGCGGGGCAAACATCGCCATACCTGAACCACCAATATCCGCCACAACCCCAAGCTTACCGTCAGCACCACGACGCAGTGGCAGAATGGCTTCAGGTCCAGCTTCCCCCATCACACCCGCGCCTTTTGCAAAAGCAAAAAACGTCGGACGGTTAACCACCGTGCCACTGTAACAACTCAAATCAGCAGACTGATAAATCCCCCCATTGGCATTCAGGGAAAGGCTGCTGAGATCAAATCCCAGTACACTGCCAATCCCTTTTATCGATTTCATCATGGTTGCCTGCGCCAGGATTTTCGCCATATCTGACAGCACAGAAGAGGTGAAGGATTTGAAATTGAGTTTGCCGGTAGTGACAAAAGTTGCCAGGCCATTTCCCATGTTGCTGAAGGCTGACGAGAACACCTGTTCTGCTGTTCCTGCCGTATTATCTGCATCCACGGTAAAATCCTGAAATGCACGCAGGACTCCGTTTTTCCAGTTACCCTGCACAACTTCAAGCTGTTGCCAGTAACGGCGATTCTCATTCAGTTGTCGGTTCAGGCTCTCCGTCAGCGCCTGCTCGGCCTTTCTGTAGTCATCCGTGTTATATGTCCCTTTCTGCTCACTATCCCGCCTCAACTGCTCCAGCTGTTGCTGGTATTTCTGGCGAAGACTCAGTTGTACCTGATATCGCTGCCGCTGCTGATCACCCATACCCACCGTGGCGATATCCAGGTCATGTTGCTGACGCTGAGCGCGCTCTTCTTCAGCCAGTTGACTGGTCAGCTGAATTGTTTTTTTCTTCAGCTCGTTGAGTGCCGTCTGTTTCTGAAGCTCCTGCTGTTTTACATCCAGCAGCGTCAGTGCCTGAATCAGTTCATCTTTACGGGCCAGCACACTCTTTTCATCTGCCGTCAGTTTTTTCCCGTCCAGGTCGCTGATGCGCTGCTGCAGAGCCAGAAGCTGTTTATGCGCTTCTGTCATCCTTTCCGTGGCAATGCCTGCTGACTGTCTGGCAGCAGCAATCTGTCCTTCCACCTGTGCCTGTTGCTGACTGTACTGCAGCAATAACCGGGTGGCCTCATCATTACGGGTTTCGCGTGTTTTTTTCTTACCGGATGCCAGGGCTTTCTCGTAACGTTCATTTTCACGTTGTATCGCCGCATCCCTGACAGCCTGATCGGCGTACTGCATGGCATTAATACGCGCAATTTCACGCTGATGTCGTGCTGCTTCCGTTTCATTCATCCGGTTCAGTGCAGCATTTTCAGCATTACGGCGTTTCTGTTGCTCCTGATAATTCCGCTCTGCCTGCTCTTTTGCATCCTGCAAATCCTTCTGGCGTTTTTTCTCCTGAAGCTCGTTAAGACGCTGCTGATCGTACTCAACCTGAGAAGATGATGCCGTCCAGGGGAGTCTTTTCGCCCGCGACACTTTCTCCTGTAAAGCGGAAATCTGTTCATCCAGCGAGTCTTCACGACCAATATTCATGGCCGCATCCCAGAAACGACTCCATAAATCAGACAGATACTTCAGCGTACTGCCCAGCGCATTGAGGTTATTATCAATATCCGCAGTACGCCGACCGGTTTCCTCTGCCAGTGCAGACATGGCTATCCGTGCCGCATCACTGGACCGCCCCTGTTCCCCAAGGACGCGTATCTGCTCAAGCTGAGTGGCAGTAAGAAAATGCAGCTCATTGTCCAGAGCCTTCGCGGCATTTACAGGATCATCCTTCAGCCGCTTAAACTGACTTATGGTATCGCTGACCGACTGGCCAACCGATCGCTCCATCTGTGCGGCAGCTCTCGCCACCATACCGATATCGTTTCCACGAAATGCACCACTCCCCACCACCTGAGCCAGCGCACCGGCTGCAGCATGTTGCGTGATACCATTCCCGGAAATAGCACGACTGAGCGTCCACAGCTGCCCGGCAGTGACTCCGGCATAATGCCCCGTCAGCGACAGCTGGCGGTTAAATTCTTCCCCCTCCTTCTGACCGTCATACCAGGCTTTACCCAGACCATAGACAGCCGCGGCAATACCGCCAATAACTCCGCCAAGCATCATGCCTTTCGGTGACATCAATGTGTCTATCCACCCGGCACGGTTAGCCAGCGTTATTCCGGATCCCCTCAGCGCACCTAAATTTCCGCGGGCCAGTTCACCTATCAGAACGCCTATCTCCTGACGGGCCGCTGCACTTTTCAGCCCCAGCGAATGCGTGGCTTTTCCTGCCTGCTCCATTTTGCGGATATACACTTCTGCAGCACTGCTTACCCCCAGCTGGGCAGCCTTAGCACGAAGCAACTCAGAAGATGAAAGATTCTGGCGGGTTGCCTGCTCTTTAAGCTGACGGATAAACGCCACTTTCTGTCGGGTAGCCTCTTCCTCAGCCTGTGTAAGAACACGGGTTTTCGCCGTAACCTCAGAAATCAGCGCCAGATAATCCTGCTGACCAATCCCGCCACTGTTTCTGGCCTGTCGGATCTGCTGCTGAATACGCTGTAATTCCTGCAACCCCGCACTGGCCTGTTTCACACTGTCAATCTGACGATAAAACGCAGCAGCCGCTTTATCCTGAGCCTCCGCCAGAGCCATGGCCTGCGCCTGTTCCTCGCGCATTTTCTGGCTCAGTGCCTCCATGCGCTGGCGGGTTTTCTCCACCTCGCGGGCCATGCGTTCATGAGCCTGTGCGCTCTTCTCCACCGTCTGCGCATGGACGGATGCGGCTGTTGCAGCCGAAGAAGCCGCCTGCATTGTCTGCCGGGCGGCCTGAGTCTGACGCTCCATAAAACGCTGCATACGGGCAGAAGACCGTTCTGCATCGCTGGCTGCACCATTCAGAAGGTTTTTGATACGGGGAATTTCATTTTTAAACTCTGCCGCATCAATCCCCAAATCAATGACCAGGTTGGCTATCTGGTCCATAACGCACACCTCCGGAAATACCTTCCCCAAGATGCATCAGTTCTTCGTCCGTTCGCTCCGGTATCCCGTTCTCTTCCGGTAAAAGGCTGAAATCAGCCACCGCAGCATCACTGCTACCGGACACCATTCTCACGATCAATTCCTTCAGCGAGGCAAACTGCGCATCCATCCACACATCACTGAAGCTCTGCATCCGGAAATAATCGCCCCACTCACCAAGCTCAGTGGCCGACATTTCCGACAGCATCCGCCGCCAGTCTGCCCGCCGGAACTCCCGGGCAAGCCGCATGACAAACTGCATTTCCCGCGTCAGGACTTTTCCGGCGTCAGCACCTCATGCTCCAAATCCCCGGCATTCTCAATGGCTCCCATACCGCTCAGCGACAGAACCATCTCCGCCCCCGCTCCCAGGGCATCATACGACCATGTTGTAATAACGGATGCGCAAAGCGTCTCAACATCCTGAGACTGTTCCGCATTCCACAGTGAGCGGGAAACCAGCCAGGCATTGATATCCATCCCCATCCGCAGAAAAGCAATCTGTCGTTCAGCCTCCGGCAGTTCTCCCTCTTCGGCATCAAACTTTGCCGTTCGCTGCTGAACAAACGCCAGATATTCAATTCTCTGCAGCCCGGACAGCTCACTGAGCACCACGGACTGCTTTTCATAATTAAACGTGCCCTGTTTCAGAAACATCATGTTCTCCACCTGCAAAAAAGCCCCGGATAACCGGGGCAAATGATGAGTATCGTCCTGTTAACCTGCGGCGCTGACAGCCACCGTAGCCACTGCCACAAAATCGCCGTCAGAAGTCATGCCAACAATGCTGACACTGCCCTGCTTCACGCCTTTCACCGTGGCCACAAGCCCGTTCAGGGTCACCGTGGCAGTCTGTGGATCTGTCGAATGCACACTGATCGCTTTGTCACTGGCTCCGTCAGGTTTTACTGTAAAGGTCAGCGTGGTGGTTGCTCCCACTTTTACACTGGCAGATGCCGGTGCCACCGTCAGCCCGGTAACGCTCACTGTTTCAGTGCCTTCCTCTGCCAGATACGGACGCCCCACACCGCTGATTTTCACTGTGCGGGTCATCACGTCTTTTGAGGCAATGGTTTTACCCAGTGAGCTCAGCCAGCCACGGAAAACATCAACAGTGCCGTTGGGATATTTGATACGAAACGCGCAGACTTCACCGGAGTCGAACAACTGAACCAGTTTTTTCTGCCCGCTGTCACCCGGACGCCAGGCCAGCGTCGCCGAAGTATCACCGACGGATTTCTGCCCCTGGGTTGTCGTTTTCCAGTCTGCATCTTCATCATCGAGATAAGTGTCATCTTCTGCATCAGCGGTCATTTCGCCAGGTTGCAGATCCTTCACCATCGCAAGACGCAGCCAGTCAGTGTCCGACAAAGGATTCGCAAACGCATCGCCGTTGCCGGTATACATCCAGAACGTCGTCCCCGCACCTTTCGTCTTTGCCAGTGGATTTGGTGTGGTCATTACCACCTCCTTAATTCGTGTACGTGATCTGGTACGTGATTTCCGCCATCGCCCAGGTGGCCATCTCATTATCACGTTGATAGTTAAAACCGAGTGGGATCAGGGTGTCGATGAGTCCGGAAAGTGCCGGTACATCATTCAGGGCCGGGAAAATGGTGCTCTCCATCCACATATCCAGCTCTGAATCCGGTGCCTGTGCCCGGATGAAGACAGCAATATGCAGAACAGCCTGCCAGTCATCTTCATCCGTCATTTTTCCGGTGTACTGAGCATCACTCAGCCACACCGCCACGGCAGGCAGTTCCTGCGCATCAACAAATGCCGGAAGCCCGTCAAAAAACGTGGCGCTGTCTCCACACTGTTCCCGAAGGCGTGCCAGTACGACCTGGCGGATTTGTGTATGTCGGTTCATCGGGTCAGCCATAACCTCAGTTGTTGTTTCAGTGCATACCCCAACTGTTTCGGCATTTCCGCAGCAATGATGCGGTCGCGGGCATCTTCAAATGCCTGTGTCAGCGGTCCGGACAACGGGATTTTCACCACATCAATGGGGTAACGATTTTTGCCATCAATACGCCGCATCACATGCCAGCGACCATTCGCCAGTTGCTGAATAAACGCATCCCGGAAAAGATATTTACCCACCTTCAGCACACTGCCACGGTACTGCAGTTTTCCACCACGCCGGGCCAGTCTGACCCGGGCTGTCCCCAGCTTAATGGCGGGCAGATTGCCCCGGTTAACGCGGATCCTGGCCGTCATTTTTCCTGACGGACTGGCTTTAAACACCCGGACACGCTGACGTACCAGTTTCAGGGGTATCCCTTTCACCTGGTTATCTCCCGCAACGGTATTCCCGGCAACCTGCCGGGTGGCAACCGAGACCGCTTTCTGTGCCACACGGTTTATCGCCCATGCGCTGGCCTGTGGCACCATACGGGTATCAAGGCTGTTCAGATTGCGGATGGCATTCTCAAGCCCCTTCATCCCACACCTCTTTACTCAATAAAGATCATTGGCTTACCGTTAAAGCGTTCATGCCGTGTGACCGTCCATTGTTGTCCGTCATAAACAACGCGATCCCCGCGCCGTGGGCGGTATCCCGAAGAAAACACCACCAGAGAGACCGCAGGTCCGGACAGAGCATTCAGCTCTGCCAGTGTTTCTCCCGGGATCACAGTCATATCGACATCATTAATCGAGGCTGTCTTTCCCATCTTTCTGACCGTGATCGCATCCATACGCGCTGCCAGCCGGGAAAAGGGATCAGACATTGAGTTTTACCGGCACTTCTTCTGCACTGGTTCCGGCATCTGCCCAGACAACCCCGACCAGCGGATCAGAGCCGCTGTTAGTCAGCTGAACTTTTCCGGACTTCAGATAAACCTTCTTACCCGTTTTCATGTCATCCGTTTTCAGCTTAGGCAGCATAAACACACCTTCGGTCATGCCGTCGCCTGTTTCACCCTGTGGAATATCGGTCAGCGCCACCGCAAAAACATCACCCACCTGCACCAGATCTCCGCTGCTGATGGCTGCACTGGCAACAATCGCCACCGTTTTTCCTTCTTCTACAAAATTCTTTGCCATAACTGTCTCCGCACAGCCCCGTTCAGGGGCTGATTTCAGGTACAAAAAAAGCCCTTACGGGCCATCAGAGTTGTTGTCTGCGACGTTTACGCCGTACATTTCACCAGACCGCGGTGATCAACTGGCGCGACACCGGCGTCAATACGCACTTTCGTTGTCACGCCATCCACACTGAAGCCCTCCATCTGATCAATATATGGCGTATCCACACCGTTGAGATAAGCCACTTCAATCGTATCGGAGCCTTTTGACGCAGCCAGGTAGAAGGTGGTCTGGCTGTTATCATCAAGACGAGGCTCTGCAATAACGGTCGCAAAATCTTTCACCGGGTTAATAATACCGGCGTTAATGTCAGCCCCCTTGACACTTGAGGAGCGAATGACCTGGTTAGCAACAGACTCCATCGCCGTCGGTACCAGTACGAACGCAGGACGAATATTCAGATGACGCTCCCCCTCTTTCTGAACGCGCATCAACTGGCGGGCTTTATCCAGCGATGCCACGTCCATTGCAGCGCTCTCCAGTACGTTTGCATGTTTCGCTTTATCGAACAGACTTACATTATCTGTGGAGATTTTCGGGTTAGACGTCAGAATGGCATAAACCAGATCGGCAATAGTGGATTTCGCCGCACGGCCCAGTTTCATCGGGACATCGGTCAGCATATTCAGATCATCATTGATAATGGCCTGACGGGTGATACTGAACAGCTCGCCATAGGTCGCCAGTGCAATAGTGGCCTGTTTATCTCCGGTGGTGACGTATTTATATTCCGCCCCTTCACGCACCTGACGCAGAGCACTGAAGCCCCCCATACCCACACGATGGGCAATTTTAAAATCAGACAACTGACCTTTCCGCGTCCACTGTTCATAGGTTTCAGGAGCATCTTCCCAGCCCTGCAGAATGGCTTTGTTCGCAACATCCAGCAGAATATTACCGAAGTCAGACGTACTGTGTGTGAACGCCGCACCGACCATCTGCATCGGGTTATAACTGGAAACCCCAATACCCCGTTCAGTCAGTGACATACGGGCATATTCACGCAGGGTCATCCCGTTGTAGACATTATCACGTTCGGTTTTTTCAAATCCGGCACGCGCCATCAGCGCCTGGCGGATCCCATCCCCCACAAAATTACCGTTACCGGCATAAATATGAGCCGGGGTATTTTTATTGGATGGCGTGGACTCGCGCCCCATCTCGTTCAACAGCTTTTCGCGGGCTTGCTCCAGCGAACATTCAGGATCGGCAAGACACTGAGCCTGCAGCGTCTGATAACGCCCGCCAAACATGGCAAACAAATCATTAATACCGTTTACACGCGCTTTTTGCTCTGCCAGTACCTGCGCACGGATACTGTTTTCATCCACCACGGGTGCTGCTGCCTGCACTGGCGTCCGGGAGGCTACAGGTTCATTATCCTGTACGCGTGGAGCACTGTTGCGTGGCGGAGTAATCATGTTTCGAATGGATTCCGGCATCTTTTTAAATTCCTCTGTACGTTTTGACTGAATACATGCCATTGCCTTAACGGCTGGCGTTACCTGATCAGCAAATCCATGTGCCAGACATTCGGCACCGGACATCCAGGTCTCATCCGCCAGCATGGCAGCAATTTCATCGGTGGTTTTCCCGGTTTTCTGTGCATAAGCGGGTAACAGAACCGCCTCAACCTTATCGAGCAGGTCGGCATAGGTGCGCATGTCCTCCGCATCACCGCCCGTAAAGCCAAATGGTTTATGAATCATCATGAAGGTGTTTTCCGGCATAATGACCGGGTTTCCCACCATCGCAATGACCGACGCCATTGACGCCGCCACACCGTCGACATAAACGGTAATGGACGCCCCATGTGTTTTCAGCGCATTAAAAATGGCGATGCCTTCAAAGACATCGCCACCCGGTGAATTAATATGGAGATTAATGTGGGTGATATCGCCCAGTGCATTCAGATCACTGATAAACTGCTTCGCTGTAACACCCCAGAAACCAATCTCGTCATAAATATAAATATCCGCGTCACTCTGGTGACCAGCCTGCATCCTGAACCAGGAATTATTCTTCGGACTGGTCGTCGGTGTGCTGCGGCTCCTGTCGTTTCGTTGCGGCACTGCTGCCTCCTTTATCACTGGCCGGATCGGTATCAAATACCAGATCCAGCTTGCGGTTTTCATCAATTTCGGCCTTGCGCCGACGTTTGACATCATCCGGATTACGACCACCAGCACGTACCCAGTCTGATTCTGTCGCCGCTCCACCACGAATCTGGATTTTCCAGGCCTCAGCCTCCTTAACAGGGTCAATCCACGGCATCACTGGTCCGGAATACACCGCGGTATACAGTGAAGAACGGTCAAGATCGCGGGGTAGCCTGATAACACCGGATGCCACAGCCTGTTTCAGCCAGGCACGATACATCGGGCGGGTGACGGCACCAATAAACCAGTCCTGCAGGATCAGGTAGCCATCAGTAGACTCAACCAGTTCCTGACGCTGGGCGCTGTAAGTGCCGTTATAGTTGCGTGCCGTACTGGAAAAACTCAGACGACTGCCCGCCGCCACGGCACGCAACTGACCATTACGAAAAGTTTCAAGATTAGGATTGGGGCGATCCGACTTCACCATTCCGATTTCTTCGCCGGGTTTCAGATCGTCGTAAATAATGCCTGGCTGAATGGTAAGCTCACGTTCATTCTCCTTTCTGCCATTACCATCCGGTTCATAGCTCTGCCCGTCGCCTTTCCGGATGTACATCCCCAGAGCAGCGGCGATCCTTGCTGCAGTCAGCTCAGAATCTTCATATTCTTTCAGGGCACTGAGGCGGATCAGCACACCGGACAATAAAGACGTCCCGCGCATCTGGTGCAGACGGCGAACAAATTTAAGATGCAGCATTCGCTCTGCATCCACTTCTTTGGTTTCCATCTGCCGTCCGGATACGGGACGGCTTTTATACACCAGATATTTTTCGGGACGCCCCCAGTCATCAACAAACACGCCCTGATTCAGCCTGTTGCTCTCATCACTGGTCATGGGAATAAAGTCCGGCTCGAGCGCCTCCAGCCAGAAATGAACACCGGCAGAAGGCGCCAGGCTGTTTATGCGCCCGGAAACCATCTGGGCAAACACCTCACCATCGCGCAGCCAGGTACGCAGCATCAGACGTTCCAGCATCGGACGGGTAAACTGCCCGGTGACTTCCGGGCTGACAGACCATTCACTCCATCGGGTGCGAATCTCCGCAGCCAGGTCACGGGCAATGGCCCCATTGCGTAATACCGGATGTGGCTCGACAATAATCCCGTTTTTCCCCACCACCCGTTCTTCCAGCTTGTCAAATACACCAATAACCAGATCGTGGTTGTTATCAAGGTAACGGGCCTGCTCACGTAACGACACGGCCCCGTACTGGCTTAACTGGTCGGCAGTTCGGTTTTCCCGCCGGGCTTTGTGTGTCCGCGTCGTTTTTACGGCCTCATAAGCCTGGATCACCGCACGGGAACGCAGCCTTGCCGCTTTCCATCCTGGTGAAAAAACGCCAATCACATCATCAAGAATTGCCATCAGAACCTCGCCAGCCGGTACCCGGGATGCCCCCGTCGTCGTGTAATCAGAGCCGCAAGGCGGCGCTCCCACTCCTGCCGCCCCTGCCGGATCTCAGATAAGTTTTCCATGGTCATCTGCTGACCATTAAAAGTGACGGATTTTCCGTCCAGCACCGCCATTTCAGCTTCCGTATAACGCTGAATCATGGCTTCAATATCATTCTGATTCATAACCATCCTCCGGAAGTCAGCCAGGGGTTAACATCGTCAGTTACTGTTTTCTTCCGTTTTTGTTTTTTAACAGGCGTGGATACCGGTTCCGGTGAGGGTGACGGTTCGGTACTGTCCGGGACACACTCCAGCCAGGTTTCCCGGCTCGCCCACTCCGGTGCATCCGGCCAGCGGATCTTTTCGTATCCATGCAGAATGACCAGAGCCTCGGCATACACCATCAGGTCAAAAGCTTCGTTGGCACCGCGACCCGGCTTACTCCATTTCCCGTCACTGCTCCGCTCTTCATACGTCAGTTCGTCGTAAAACCAGCTCCCCAGCCAGTCAGGGAAATGCACATAGCCGGGACCTGGCGAGTCACGCCATAACGCGTTATTCACCCGGTCTTTCAGTGCATCCGTCTGAAGAAGCCAGAGCGGCACATCACCTGCGGCCTGCGCCCGTCGGCCCGTTCGTCCGGTGTTATCAGGGAATGTACGGGTGATCAGTTTTGCGCGCCGGATGCTGTCGCCCTTAAACAGGTAAATACGTTTACCAAGGCCATCACGACGGCAACGACGCCAGAATTTATAGGCATTATCAGTGACCCCGTCTTCACCGCCGGAGTCCACCGCCATTGCCATCAGTCGCATTTGTTGAGAAGGATCGGAGGCCAGCGGCCAGCTTTTATGAAAAACATCCGTCAGCAGGACATCCCAGTCTTCCGGATAGCTGGCCGGATCAATTCGCTGGCTCTCCCCGTCGCTGTCACCGCGCAATGACTGCGTGATGTTGTAACGATCAATAATCCAGCGTTCGCCACGGCTGCCATAGCCCGTTACCTGAACCACAAAACGGCGATGACGTCCCGCCTGCACATCCACTGTCGCCACAAGGAAATTAACGCCATCCGGCACACTGCGGGAAGGAACTGGCTCTGCCCGCTGCTCAAGCAGTTCACTTTTTCGTTGCTCCATGCTGGCACGGGGAAGATAAGGTAATCCCCAGTCGGTATTGATAACCGTCTTGAGTGTTTCTTCACTTCCGGTTGTCTCGTATTCCTGTTCTGCAGTAAGCAGTTTGTAAACGAGTTGCGAGAGTGTCTGGTAAGCAGCTGCCGGCCCCTCCATCCAGAATGACGCAATACGTGAGCGTCGGGGATCACCATAACGACTGCCATCCGCATTGATGGATTCACCATCCCGCAACCAGACCCCACGTCCGTTCAGCTCACGTTTTTGTTCAGGCATAATCCGTCCTGAACAGGAAGGACACTGAATATAAGCCGCCTCACTTGCCAGCACGGGATCGGCAATATCACGGAAACCAGCAACCACATCGCCGCAGGGCTGAAAATACTCACCACAGTGTGGACAGGGCCAGTACCAGCGACGGCGATCGCCACGGTTATAGAGCGACAGTATCCCCGTGGTTGGTGGAGCCTCATGCGGTGAAGTCCGTCGCCATTTCACATCCTTCACATCCCTGCCGGGGGAACTCTCCACCAGCGTCATACCACTGGACATAAATGTGGTGGTACGTTTTGAGGCAAGAGAGAAGGCATCCCCCTCGCCATCAATATCTTCCGGAAAACGGTCATAATCCGTCAGCGCCACGCATTTATAATCTGATGAGGACATGATATTGACTGACGGCCAGCCGATTTTCAGGTAGTTGCCAGCAAGGAATGTTCTGTCATAAACGTTGTTGTCATTTTTGTTCGGACTCAGGCGACTGACCACTTCCGGGCTGACGCGAAACGTTCTGGCAAGTCGTTTTTTGGAGTGTTCGCGGGCTTTTTCCTCCGTCATCTGAATGATCAGCATATCCGCAGGATCGCAAATCACGTTGTAAATCACCCAGCCGTCAATCAGGCCGATAGTCTTGCCGGTTCGTGCCGGACCAACAAATATCACTGCGTCGTATTCACGCGAGGCCAGGCAGTTCATCGGCTCAAGAACATACGGTGCCACCAGCGGATCCCACGGGACTGAGTTCCCGGCCCCCATGGGCACCCGCATATACTGAGCAACGGCATCAGCAACCCGCATTCGTCTCGGTGCGCGAAGGATATAACCTGAATCGGTTCGTGCTGCCTTTGCGGTTTCCTGATTCAGCATTACTCCTCCTGCTGTAATTCCTCCTCATCATCCGCACCTGCTTCGGTCACCCGCAGGGCTATCTGATCGCGCAGATCATCAATGATGGACTGAACACGGCTCACAGCGGCAGGCTGCAGACCGCAGTCACGTTCCAGAATATCCGGTAATGTCTCCAGCACCTGCACGACCGCTTTTGCCCAGATGGCAAACTCCCGTCTGACATCACTGGCCGGAATGAGTTGCGCCGTTTCCTGTTCGAACTTAAGACGCTCACGTTCAGACTGATACCAGGCTTTGCGCTCATGCGCGTCCATTTCGCCTTCTGCAACCGGCGGTGGTAATGCCAGAAATGCCGACACAATATCAACCACCCGATAAAGCTTGAGGTTGCTTTCATGCCCCCCTGCAACGGGTAGATTTTGCAGCCTTGCCGCAGCAGTCTGGCGATGTACACCTGACAGTGCTGCCAGTTGACTGATATTCAGCGTCAGATTTTTTAACTCTCGATCCATACCCGCTCCAGAATGTTTTAAACATGCATCTTGCGAACAACTTTAGATAAATGGTGTTAGCGATGAACAAAAAACAATCAAAATCGACACCAGAAAAATAAAATATCTGTAATATCAATTTATTACAGTTGTGGTGATGACGAATGAAATTTCAAAAACTAGCCTTTTTCCGCGACGCTCCCGCCCCGTGGCAGGCCACCCCACAGGGAGGACCCGTCAGCCTGACAGCTCTGACGAACGTCTGATACAGCGCCTTGCATGAATGGCATCGGGATAATCCAGAAAGACATAGCATCGTGCCCACAAGAATCTGTGTAAGTGTCCTGTTTCTTCCACCCCCGCACAGGACTGGCGAGCATGAGGGACAAACCCGCGAACCATAAACGCGGTAAAAACCCGGTGTGCATCGTTTTTGATTATTCCCGCACACTCGCGCAGAAGGAGTTCCCCGTCGGGCTACGGTCTCTGTTAATACGGGAATACGGCGACGATGCGACGCATGATTGTGTCACGATACTGTGTGCTTAATTGATTGGCCCCGGAAACAAAAAAGCCAGCAATTAAGCTGGCTCTGTTAATTCAGACATTGCGTCCTGATGTACTCCTGCAGGTAGTTAACCTGCGCGGTTATCCTGTCGATTCCACTTCGGAGACGGTAATAATTGAGTTCAGCATCTGCTGTAAGTCTTGGGCTTTCTCCATCGCCCATGCCGCTGGCTCCGGTCGTTGACTTTGCACAGGTGGCGGCGACTTGCAGGCGCTTACGCCCAGCAGAAACATCAGCACGGAGACTTTCGATAGTCGCGTTAGCATCAGCAAGCTCCTTTGTATATCTGGCATCGAGTTCAGCTACATTACGTTGACGTTTCTGCATGTCAGCGATAATGGATGCGGCCTTATCGCGCTGTTCTTTGTAGGCGATGGCGTTATCACGGTAATGATTAACAGCCCATGACAGGCAGGCGATGATACAAATAACCAGAGCGGAGATAATCGCGGTTACTCTGCTCATACCTCAATCTCTCTGACCGTTCCGCCTGCTTCTTTGAATTTTGCAATCAGGCTGTCAACTTTATGCTCGAACTGACCATAACCAGCGCCCGGTAGTGAAGCCCAGATATTGCTGCAACGGTCGATAGCCTGACGAATATCACCGCGATCAATCATCGGTAAAGCGCCACGCTCTTTAATCTGCTGCAGAGCTACAGCGTCCTGGCTTTCTGGAGAAAAATCTTTCAGGCCAAGCTGTTTACGGTAAGCATCCCACCAGCGTGAAAGAAGCTGGTAACGTCCGGCGGCTGTTGATTTGAGTTTGGGGTTTAGCGTGACAAGTTTGCGAGGATGATCGGAGTAATCCGTGAATAACTCACCACCTACAATAACGTCGTAGCCGTGATTGCGGGTTGGCTGCCGCCCGTTATCCGTTCCTTCTGACCACGCCAACATATCGAGGAAAGCTTTACGCTGGGAATTTAGTACCTGCATAAATTACTCCTTAGAGCCACCAAACTTGTTACCGATTACTCGCATTGCAGCCCCACGAATAGCATCGACACCGATCAGCCCCACGCCGCCACCAATGGCAACAGAAAGTGATTTAGGCCATCCGACATACTCAAGAGCGGATGCAAAGGTCAGCGTCAGAGCGCCACAGAGCAAAATCTCGAGCGTTTTTCGCTTCCAGCCACCACCACCGCCAAAATAGGCGATGCGCAAACCAGCCATAACGATCGACATAATCACTGCACCCAGCGGCGTGTCTCCACGCCACCAGCTCTGAAACAACTCCAGCCAGTCCGGCCAGGTATTTGGGTTATGAGGCATTTCGTCATCTCTCACCTCGCGATATTTGCGGGTGCTGTGTTGGAAATAAAAAGGCCACGCAACGTGGCCACCAGAATTATTTCCCCACCAGTTCACTTACCTCTTTCACCGTCTGATTAAACCGCTCTGACTCAAGTTCAACACCTAACGCCCGACGCCCCAGCGCCATTGCTGCTTTTATTGTGGAACCGGATCCCATAAAGAAATCAGCAACCAGATCACCAGGTCGACTACTGGCATTGATTATTTGCCGGAGCATATCCGCCGGTTTCTCGCACGGATGTTTACCCGGGTAGAACTGAACGGGCTTATGCGTCCAGACATCGGTATAAGGCACGGAGACTGATACGGAGAAATAGCGCCGGAGAGATTTAAACTCATCCAGCAATTCAGAATATTTGCGATTCAGTGAATCATAAGATGCCACCAGCTGGTGGTGTGGTTGTTCCAGTTGTTGTTCCTGAAACTTCTCTGCCGCTACACGGGAAAACAGTGCCTGTAACTTCCGATAGTCAGCCTCATTCGGCAACTGCCACTGACTGGCACCAAACCAGTGGGAAACCATATTTTTCTTACCTGTGGCTTCGGCAATTTGTTTTGCCGTTATACCCAGTTCGGCACGAGCATCCCTGAAATACGATATCAGCGGTGCCATTATGTGCTGTTTGAGTTCCCTTTCTTTTGCCGCATAGCCATCACTTTTGCCACGATATGGCCCCTGGTAATGTTCAGCAAACAGAACGCGCTCTGTGGCAGGAAAATATGCGCGCAGACTTTCTTTATTACACCCATTCCAACGTCCGGACGGCTTCGCCCAGATGATATGGTTAAGCACGTTGAAACGTTCACGCATCATGATCTCAATATCAGATGCCAGGCGATGCCCACAGAACAGGTAAAGGCTTCCGGCAGGTTTCAACACCCGCCAGAACTGGGCCAGACAGTGGTTCAGCCACTTAAGGTAATCTTCGTCCCCTTTCCACTGATTGTCCCAGCCGTTGGGTTTCACCTTGAAGTACGGCGGATCGGTAACAATCAGGTCAATGGAATCATCAGGCAGGGAATGAATAAAATGCAGGCAATCAGCGTTGATTAAATCAACACTGTTTATTTTTACAGTATTTTTCATGGATCAGTAAGCGTAACTCTGGTAGGCTCACTCTGCTTTTGCGCTAAAGCAGTGGGCCGTGGTTCGCTTGTGACCAGTAAGCATGAGCGAATGGCTGGCAGGTGCTACCAACACCCACCAGCCGCCCATTTTCACAGCAGGAAACCGCCATTACTGGCAGCGTCTGAATTTATTCCCGTACCCGCCGTTATCCTTCGCCAGCCCCGCCAGAACTAACTGAGTCAGTATTAACTGGCACCGGGCTTCGCTTACTCCGGTAGTTCTCGTCATCATGCGTGGCGTTACCCACTTGTCAGCAGGTAAGAAATGAAGGACTGCGGCGGCGGTTTCTGTCATATCTTGCTGTTTTAGCATGTCTTTTTCCCTTCTGGTTAACATGACATACCAATAACTCTTGTCTAAAAAGCCAGCAAGATAAAAAGTCAGTATTCACGACCACCAGCGTGTTTACTGTACTGCACCAAGTTTACAGGTACAAAAAACCCGCTCAGTGGCGGGTTGCTATCACAGCTATATATTTACTTATTATTCCGTTACTAACATTTATCTTCGACATATAATCGAAAACAAGGTTTACTTAAAACTCTGCTTTCATTTTATCCGGGAATTTTTTATTTGCAGCATAATAACTACCAAGTACATAAGCGTTCATTTGCTGCTCTACATCAACCCGACATGCCGCACTAGAACAAGCTCCACTGATAAGCCCAAAAGAACTCCCTTTAGCAGAGAGATCAGCTTTGATTTCCTCTACAGTGTTTTTCCCCATAGCAACTACACACCCTGTCACAATATATCTAGCCTTCACATCATCCATGCTAAGGATAGTAGTTTTCGCAATTTTGCTGTATCCATCATTTTTATAAACATCCATGGCAAACGCACGGCAATCTGTATAATACGGACTTGCTTTAACTTGCGAATACTCAGGTAATTTCATACCTGCGCAACCAACTAAACAAAAACCTATCGCTGCTATTAATACCTTTTTCATTACAGTCATAACCTAGAAGCATCATTGAAACTAATTTATTAAATAATCATCGAGTTTCTGGAATACAGACGTTAACCATCTCTCCAAAATCTAAAAGATAATAAGAAAAAATGTTTAACGCACCAATCCATTTCATAGTTTCATGAGACATCAGGCACAAAAAAACCCGCTCAGCGGCGGGTTTTTGACATTTACCAACGGTAGACATACAAGGCCCATCGTTGAGAAAATCTTATCCATATTTTTTGAAAAATGCAAGCATCACGTCGACATCTTCGGCGAAAATTATCTATCTTGTCACTTTTCTCAATTGCGATTCAGCATACGCTTCTTCCTGCCAGCACTTTGTAACCAGTTTATTAATAACGTCTGCATATCCTTTGTACCACTGATAATCCGTCAGGTCCGGTACCAGTTTCTGGACATGATGCCGCGCCAGTGTGGTTGGTAAACGGCTAAACCGGTTGCCATTGCAACGCCCACAAATCTTATAAACAGGCACACCATGAAGCCGGGTTCTTTTTTCATCCAGGACAATACCTTTACCCTTACACCCTCTGCACGCTGTGCTGACTTCTCCCTTACCATGGCAATGCTGACATAGTTCCTTCACCCACTCTTCCTTGATAACAGATTCCCCGCTTCTGGAGTGTTTCACCACTTCGCGCAATACATTATGAAATCCAGTACCAGCACAATGCTCACAGCGAGCCTTACTTGCCGCAGACCTGGAATAATCAGCAAAGGCAAAATTCACAAGGTAAGGGATGATCTGTAACCGGGTTTCTTCACTCAATTTGTTCAATGTCGGGTTATCCAGTGCCATCGCGTAATTGAGCAGACCTTCAATCGCAAATTGAGGATCCTGAACACCAACTTTTGCCAGGAATAAGGCAAACCCAAGCGGTGCTTTCGACTGCACCATCCCCTGCGCAGCCATCACATCCGTAATCGTTAAACCACCTGAGCCTGTCGCCGGTGCGTCATCGCTCAATTTTGGAGATTTTGGGGAGTAATATTTTGGTAAGGCTTCAAGGTTCATGCTCGTTCTCCACTTACGCCAGTACGCCAATTGCCAGCGCACGATCGATAAAACGAAATATCAGCTCCAGCTGAGAGCCATACTTCTCTTCAAATGCCACGGTATCCGCATGCAGCTCGTCGTGATGCTTTCTGCACAAAGGCAACACAAAGAGGTCATGCGCTTTTGTACCCATTCCACCCTGACCGTGGCCTATCAGGTGGTGGGGATCATCAGCAGGCTTTCCACAACATGCACACGGCTGTGTCTTAACCCAGCGCGTGTACTTTTCATTAACCCAGCGGCGACGTTTTGGGCGTAACATAAAAGACTCCGGCGACTCCGGATCCACTTTCAGCGCCAGCACCTTTTTCGCCTTATCCTGGATGATGCTGGTGGCAGGAACCGAAGGCACAAGGTCACTTTCCCGGGTAACAGACGGCACAACAGGCTTCGGTAATCTCAGTGCCTTACGGGCTGCACTTTCCGGTAAGGCATCCGCCAGATCATTACGAATCAGCCACCAGCACAGTTCCGGCATTGTCACAACGTGACTGTCATCAAAACCGAGATCCCGACGCACAACAGACAACACCCAGCGGGCACAGTTATCCGTTGCCATTGATTCCAGCCGTTCCGTGAACTGATCGCGCAGCTGGTTATCGCAGTGCCAGCACAGACGGATTGCACCCGGCGCGTGTCGCATTGTGGTCATGTTCTCGCTGTGCCAGTCGGAATGAGGCCACTGGCAGCCTTTTTCACGAAGTAACCAGCTTTCAAGACATTCCACGCCACCAGCACGACGGATCACTGCCTCATTGCGGAACACGGCCCGAACGGCAGGATCATCCGCCAGCGGTTGTGATGCCGCCGGAACGGCACCACTGGCGAAAGATGAATAACGCTCCGGCTCAGGCTCCAGCAGGACACGCCCCTGCATAAACAGGGGCATCAGCTCTGAACCTGGCCTGAACAATACGATCCCCATACGCGGGGCAATTTCAGGGGTCAGTAGTGCTCTCACGGTCACCTCAATGAACGGTATCGAGCAGCTTTAACAGCTCAGGGAATCGGGATTCGAAGAAATGCGGCTGCGTCTCGCGCGGATTTGCGGGACTGGTGATGTTCTTGCCGAACATGCAACCTTTCGCTGTCAGCGACCAGAATTTTTTGATGTTGTTAATCGCGGTACGGCTGTATCGTTCGCGCTGCTCGACGATCCCCAGTTTCACCATCTGGTGATATGCCTGATTAGCCGTCAGGCGTATACCATACTGTTTCAGCAGTGCACTCAGTGACAGTGTCGGGCGACTTGAGCCATCGTGTGCATCAGCAGGAGCATCAATGGCATAGCGCGGTGCCAGATTCGGTAAACCAACAGCCTCCTGGAGTTTCTGACAGGCACCAAGCACTGAAGAGTTAGACAGGTTTAACTCCCGGCGCATAAAGTCCAGCAGGATCACGCCAGCCTGCATCTTGTCAGCAGCCTGTCCGGATAATTTTTCCGGTGCGCTGGTTACCATATCGAAAGTACGGATCACCTTCAGATGGAATGACGGGCTGATCCACATTGCATAGGCATACACCAGTTCCTTGCAGACATACGTTCCCCGTTCATTTCCCCCATGAATCACACTCACCGGGTCAACACCCAAATTCTGGGTGTTGGTCAATTCATGAACAAGCTCAACAGTTTGTTGGCTGGAAAGAAACTTTCCCGGCTCCTTGGTTCTGGCATTTGCACCAGATGCTACTGCTGCGCGATGCAGATCGTTCAGGCTGTAACGCCCATAAGCATCACGACGAACTTCAATACCATCAATGACCATCAGATTATTCATACTTCGTTTCTCCTCTTGATCAGGCGGCTGCACCCGCCGTTTTCTCGTACTTACTGATAGTGATCTCGACCTTCCCTTTCGGGATAACCGGTCCCCACTCCACCAGCATTCTTTTCACCTGACTGTCGTCTTCCCACACACCCGCATGGGTCAGGGCGTCAAACAGCGCCTTGTTATAGTTGTCCAGATCGCGGATCCGGTTATCCGGAGGAAACAACACGATCTCCACTGAAGCAGGTGCCGACGTTGGTTTCGGCAGACGACGTAACTGCTCAACTATTGCTGCGCACGCCGCGCTCTGGAATTTGCGCCCCGCTGCGCTTATCAGACTCTTACCAGCAAACGCCCCTTTGTTGGGGTGTCGCCAGTACGTGTTCACGCTGGGCGGGAAAGGCAAGATCAGCTTCATACTTTCAGGCCCCTCTCATGTAACCAGTGGGCTGCACGCAGCCTGGCGTTTTCCTCACCGGCAAGCAGTGCGCGGATAATCCCGACCGCCTCGCTGTCGTCGTCCTTCACCGCGGTATGAAGCGTTATCCCCCGGGCCACGCCACGCTTTATCGTGATGACGCCTTTTTTCTCCAGTGCGCGAAGATGCTCTACCGCTGCATTCACTGAACGGTATCCCAGCATGGTTGCCACCTCCTGATTGGTTGGCGGAAAGCCACGCTCTTTCTGGTAAGAAATCAGCATATCCAGCACCTGCTGCTGGCATTGAGTTAACGTCGTCATGCCGCCATCTCCCTGACCAGTTTTTCCGCCTGCTGGCGAACCTGCGCCAGAAAGGCCTCACCACATGCCTCAAGTTCATCGCGCCCGATGTAGCTGATTGCCGGTCCTTTCCAGGTATTGTCGAAAACAGCAATAGCACCAGCGAAGAAAGCGCCTGTCGGTACCTGCTTCTCGTCTTTCGGGATAAACCAGACAGGCAGTTCAAAACCAATACGCCCGCGAATAAAAGCAATATGGTCCGCATCTTCCGGCCACCACACTTCGCTGGTGGCAGCTTTGATCAGGAAAACATAGCGCCCGCCCTTATCACGCATGGCACTGGCATGTTTCATGATGTAACGCATGCCGGTGATGTATTGCCCCTCATGCTGACTGGCGCGGCTGTATGGAGGATTACCAAAGGCAGCACCTTTAAGCTCCGCAAGGCGTTCTGACCAGTCATGCGCCAGCGCGTTGTCTTCCGCCGTGTAATACGCGGCACATTTGGCGTTATCACCGTCAGTGAACAGATCCAGAACAAACGGGCCAAACAGGGTGTTAATTCCCCAGAAAATGTTGTCCGGCGTGCGCCACTGATCACCCACTTCCTTCAGTTCATGAGCTGGTTTGTTCCGCAGTTCCACCAGCTCCTGGCAATATTTATTACTCATTAAGCCCCCACGTAATTCCCTGACAGATACCACTCATCACCCGATACAGCTCGCTTGCTGCTTTTCTGTAAGCACTGCTCACGACGCGCCAGAAAATTGTTTCGTTCTGGCTGGGAGTGGCTTTCACGGAATGCCGCCATCCACACCGTTGCAGCACGACGGTATAAGCCCCTGGACTCCAGTTCTTCAGCCTGGCGGGTCAGGCACAAAATCACCCGGGAATCGTTAGTGCCGACATAGAAATTGCGCACAGGTCTGGTTTCACGAACTGGTTGTGGTTCCGGCTCCTGCGCTCTCTCAGTCAGGCGCGGGAAATGTCTGCGTGTATCTCCTTCACAACGGTGAGCCACACGCCCACTCTGACGTAACTTGCTTGCTGACTGCAGAACGCGCTGTCGTGAGTAACCTGCAAAAGCATCCGCAATGTCTCCGGAAGTACACCCCGGATGGACTTCAATGAATTTCTGAACTTCATTCAAAAGACTCATAATCACCCCCTGAATCCTGCCGGGATCTGGCTGTAGTCCACGTTGTCGTAACTGGCTTTGAAGTACGGGTCCTCGCGTCTGGCTGCAGATACCGCAGGAACTTCCCAGGATTCTTCGAAATGACGATCCGGACCAAAGAACGTGACAGCCTGTTTCACAAATTGTGTGCCGCTGTTACCCATCGCAGATACCCAGCCCGCGTAGCGTTTCACACCTTCCAGCATGGTTTCGGGGTTTACTCCCTCATTCAAACGGGCTTTCCAGGCTTTGAAGGCTGCAGATTTTGAATTGCCACCAGCACGTTTGGGATATGCCAGCCATGCCTGCTCAAACTCCGGAGAGTATTCCGGTCGGTTTGAACGAACTCGCACGGACTCATCAACTGATGCACCAACAGCTATTGGTTCATTGACTGGTTCTTTGACTGGTTCAAAAGAGTGACTGGTTCTGGGTGAATCTCCTGCACTACCCCCTGGTGCAACTCCTGCACTACCTGGTGAATTTGCTGCACCAGATAGTGAATTATTTGCACTACCCCCTAGTGAATCTCCTGCACCATCCAGATGAAGGAGATAGATATTACTTGAGTTACCTTTTTCACCTTTCCGGGTGACTTTTTTTACCAGCCCGGACTCACAGAGGGCCGCAATATGATTCATCACAGAACGTTTGCTAATCTCGCACTGATCAGCGATATGCTGATAGCTGGGCCAGCACTCGCCCTGATCGCTGGCATTATCAGCCAGCTTAATCAGAACCAGTTTTCGCAATGGATTTCCCACTCGAATTTTCATCGCTTTAACCATCAGCTCCATACTCATGCAGCACCTCCGAGATGCTTCATGTTTTTTCCGGAGCGAAAGGCTATAAGCGGCATACTGATGCGGTAATTACGGCCCAGCGGTTCACAAATCACCTTCTGACATTCACGGTCAACCAGGCTAACACGTAGAACATGCCCTGCAGGCGTGGTGTACCACTGCCCAACTGTAGGAATTGATGTTTTTTTACGCTGAAGCAAACGGCAAATATTGAGGAGCAACGGATTAAGCATGGCGATGCCCTCCGCTGATATTCAGGAGACGGTGAATATGAAAATTAGCCTTATCCGCCAGACGAATACGTTCAGCCTGCAAGTTAAGAAGGGTTTCTACCAGAACCTGATGCGCCTGCGGATCCGAAAGAGTTACCTTGCGCAGAGCACGTAGTGCAGTTGTTACATAACTGAGTTTATGTAAGTCTTCATCATTCAGACGAGAGAGGGCTGGGACAGTAGCCATGATGGCAGCCTCCGTATGCAATGGATAACTTCCACCACCGGAAACGCCAATTTCGCTGGTGGTGAACTGAGCAGGGTTGGCGTAACCGGCGCATACGGAAACCGGCGCACCTTTCGGTGCCCCCACCCAGCCCACCATAATTTGGGTATAGCTGAGTTGTAGCAACAAAAAAGACGCTAACGCGCCAATTGTCGCCGTATGCAATTCCAGGACGCCAATCCCGACACCCGCTTTATAAGGTGCCTGAACAGTGTAACGTCCCGGAATGGCAGAATCAATGTGCTGGTGGTCCTTCACACTCAACAAAATCACGCCTGAATTTCCACAAAGGACTAAAGCACTCATGCGGGTAGTCTTTGCGAAGATAGATAACGCGCTGTGTTTCTGGCTCCCAGCGAATAACATGGACATAAAGCCCTCTTCCGTCACGAAACCAGCGGTTAAGTTCCTGCACAACTCGCCCCCCACAGTCAGGTAAAGTTCTCTGTGGTTACTTACAGCAAGGTGATTTGGTAATCTGCATTCATGCCGTAACAACAGGTGTTCAGCGACGCTGACTACCAGCTGTTGCGACAAACGGTTATTTGCCGTTAAACTGTTCATGCGTTAGTTTCTCCACAGACACAAAACGCCACGACGCCCGGAGCTGCACACTCGCGGGCGTCACTCTTTTCTGGAGCGCAAAAGATTTTGTAGACCAGTGCTGCATGCTCCTGGAGCTTCGAAATTGACAGATACAACTCATCATTAATTGCTGTCTGCTCGTGTGGCTCCACTACCCCATCTTCGATTGCCGAACGAATCTGCTTTGAGTAACTCCCGATCTGTTCGATGACTTCCAGCAGGCGCTGGTTGATATCGGCGTTCTCTACTTCCTCAATTTCAGGAAGCGATACAAACACCCCACCAGCAGACTGTGCGACAGCATCCGCAATGTAGTGAGTGCCAGCCGCGCGCTGTAAAATCATTGCCCATCCCAGCGGGAAAATCTGATCGCCATCTGCACGAAGGCGGTTGAATAAAGCGTTCTCTGTTACATCCAGCCACTCAGCAGCTTCAGCGTAACCCCCCGGCAACGCCGCGATAGTTTTTCTGACAGCTTTCACGTACCACTCAGGCTGTTTTTCTACTTTCCAGTGATGCTTACCCACGGTTAGCCTCATCGTTCTGTGGTTAAAAATTGAAGGTGTTCTGTTAATCTTTCGGATAGATATCCGGTCTTAAGTCAGATTTCGTAATTGCACCTGACGTGCATTGCTCAAGTTTTTTAGCCAGCACAAAACTGGCTTTTTTATAACCATTGAAAACCAGCCGTAAGTAGCCTGGTGTTGAGCCAACTTTGCCAGCCAACTCGGCCTGCTGTTCTTTGGTTAAAGAGTCCCAATACGCTTTCATACAATATGTACCTCCGGTGTACATATTACATGATTGAGATGAACCTTCAAGATACTTGTACCTTAACGGTACAAGGGTTTTAATTTCGTTATGAAAACAGTCCATGACATCCGGCGGTCTAACGCCAGAAAACTGAGAGATGGTGTTGGCGGGAATTCTTCCTTTGCCACCATGATTGATCGCGAGCCAACCCAGACCAGCAGGTTTATGGGAGATGGTGCAACTAAAAATATCGGTGACAGCATGGCACGGCACATCGAAAAATGTTTCGACCTGCCTGTCGGATGGCTTGATCAAGAACACCAGACAACGAACATCACAAAAAAACCTGATGTTTCAATCACTAACAAGCAAATAACGTTAGTCCCTGTCATATCATGGGTACAGGCCGGAGCATGGAAAGAAGTTGGCTATTCTGAGGTTGATTTGAGCACAGCAGAAACTTATCCCTGCCCTGTACCCTGTGGCGAAATGACTTATATCTTGCGGGTGATTGGTGATTCAATGATTGATGAATACCGCCCGGGAGATATGATTTTTGTTGATCCTGAAGTACCTGCCTGCCACGGTGACGACGTTATTGCATTGATGCACGATACAGGTGAAACCACCTTTAAAAGGTTGATAGAAGACGGAACACAACGTTATCTCAAAGCATTAAACCCAAACTGGCCAGAGCCTTACATTAAGATCAACGGTAATTGTTCCATAATTGGTACTGTGATTTTCTCAGGAAAACCAAGGAGATACCAAATTAAAGCCTAATCAATATTTATGAACCTGCTTCGGCAGGTTTTTTTATACTTGACAATGTACCCTTGAGATACATAATGTACCTATATGAAACAGCGAACAGGCAGGATGCCCACGAAGTAGCCGCCCGGGGCATATGAAGACCGGGATGATTCGTTAGCAACAAAAAAGCGCCGTACCGGACACTTCGCTCTTTAACAATCTGATCCCCATCAACAAGTAATTGATAACTTGAGGAAGTGTGAAATGCACAAAACAGAACCAAAAATCGTCGCGCCAGGCTACACAGATGAGGAAATTTACGAGTGGATGACAAAGAAGCTGGCTGCTATAAACCAGCTTCGTGAAGTGCAGTCTTATCGTCAGGAAACAATAGACTCCTTAAAAAAACTAGATCAGGAGATCACATCTTTATCGCAAGAATCTACTCTAGATATTGTTCATACAAATTAGGATCCCATTCTTTTTCGTCAAAGTTATCAAAGTGATAAATTTGAGATCTCCAGTCTAAATTATCTAAAAAATCCTTAGCTCTTTTACTCATTTTATCAAACGTCAATTCATCCTGAATAGAAAGAATAAGATCATCAAACTCCATTTCATTAATTTTTTTTGGTGTCCAATGATGTTTCATAAGAATAAGGTGAATCAACGCATTTTTCCCTTTCAATTGATTATAGGGTGTGCTGAATTTCTTTCTATGCTCATATAGTACAAGATCAAGCAAAGTCAGGAATGCGGCTCTTGATTCAACCTTAACTTTATCGACTGTTTGAACTATTCCACTAGTATTAATACCACGACACTTTCCAACATTTTCACAGTGGGATGCATACAGGTCACGTATATAAACAGACATTCTCTTTTCCTTTTGCGTTGTTGGGGATACCCAGATTAACCGAATCCTTGTTGTTGGGGAATAACCAGGTCCACCTCGCCTGATGTGGCTAAAAGCAGGCACATAACAACTAAGTATTTTCAACCAGAGAGAATCCTTAGCATTGTGGTGAATGCGGCTCAGCGCACGCGGGTTAAGGTTGAGGCTGACAGTCGACCTTCTGTGGATACCCACCCGCCTGGTGTGCAACCTTCGCCAGGCACCGGGAGGCACCCGACACCACAACTTTATGCTGTGTGTAGTCCTGGCGGTACCAGCTTGTACCCTTGCTTCCGGCTGGTACCGCTCTTTTTACAAAACAGAGAAGAGCATCACCGGACGACGGGCTCATAACCCAATCCATCCGGGCGGCTGCCACCACAGGTGTTCTTCTCTGTTTTGTGGAGAAACTAATCGGCCTTGCAGGGCCGATATGATGAGGAGCAGCAAAATGGCTAGCGAACGCAGTACTGATGTGCAGGCATTTATCGGGGAGCTGGACGGCGGCGTATTTGAAACCAAAATCGGCGCAGTTCTCAGTGAAGTCGCTTCAGGTGTGATGAACACGAAAACCAAAGGTAAGGTCTCACTCAACCTGGAAATCGAACCATTTGATGAGAACCGTGTGAAAATCAAACACAAACTCTCATATGTTCGCCCGACTAACCGCGGGAAAATTTCCGAAGAAGACACCACCGAAACGCCGATGTATGTCAATCGCGGTGGTCGCCTGACTATTCTGCAGGAAGACCAGGGACAATTACTGACTCTTGCCGGTGAGCCTGACGGAAAACTCCGCGCAGCAGGTCATTAATATCGTTCTTAATTAACTGATTATTTATCTCATCACTGAATATCTTAATATAGTGAGGACTTATTATGTCTCAGAACTTAGACGCAACCGCAATTAATCAAATCCATGCCCTTATTTCTGCTCAGGGTGTTAATGAAATTATCAGTAAGATTGGTGCCGATGCTGTGGCATTGCCTGAGAATTTCCGCATTCATGATCTGGAAAAATTTAATTTAAATCGCTTCCGTTTCCGTGGTGCGCTTTCCACTGCCAGCATCGATGACTTTACCCGTTATTCTAAAGATCTTGCAGATGAAGGCACCCGCTGCTTTATCGATGCTGATAATATGCGTGCCGTCAGTGTGCTTAACCTGGGTACTATTAATGAACCAGGTCACGCAGATAACACCGCCACTCTCAAACTGAAAAAGACAGCACCGTTCTCTGCACTGTTGTCTGTTAACGGCGAGCGTAACTCCCAGAAATCACTGGCAGAATGGATTGAAGACTGGGCCGACTACCTTGTGGGCTTTGATGCTAATGGTGACGCCATTCAGGCAACAAAAGCGGCTGCGGCAATCCGTAAAATCACGATTGAAGCAAACCAGACCGCTGATTTTGAAGATAATGACTTCAGCGGCAAACGCTCCCTGATGGAGTCTGTCGAAGCGAAGACCAAAGACATTATGCCAGTGGCATTTGAATTTAAATGCGTTCCGTTTGAAGGCCTGAAAGAACGTCCGTTTAAATTACGCCTCAGCATTATTACTGGCGATCGTCCTGTACTGGTTCTGCGCATTATTCAGCTGGAGGCGGTGCAGGAAGAAATGGCTAACGAATTTCGTGATCTGCTTGTTGAGAAATACAAAGACAGCAAAGTAGAAACCTTTATTGGTACTTTCACCGCCTGATTTCATTACTGCAAATGCCCCTGCGGGGGCATTTATGGAAACGTAATTAACTCAATAATCGCCGGATGGTGAGGGCTTACTTTTACCCGAATTCAGCGCGGTGCAGCGCATATAAAGTGGAGAACGAAATGTCATTTATTAAAACTTTTTCCGGGAAGCATTTTTATTATGACAAGATAAATAAAGACGACATCGTGATTAACGATATCGCGGTTTCCCTTTCAAATATCTGTCGCTTTGCAGGACATCTTTCACACTTCTACAGTGTCGCCCAGCATGCGGTGCTTTGCAGCCAGCTGGTGCCGCAGGAATTTGCTTTTGAAGCGTTAATGCATGATGCAACAGAAGCGTATTGCCAGGACATCCCCGCACCACTGAAACGCCTTCTTCCTGACTATAAACGGATGGAAGAAAAAATAGATGCCGTAATCCGTGAGAAATACGGGTTACCCCCGGTTATGAGCACGCCCGTGAAATATGCCGATCTCATCATGCTGGCAACCGAACGCCGCGATCTCGGGCTTGATGATGGCTCTTTCTGGCCTGTGCTAGAAGGTATCCCGGCAACAGAGATGTTCAAAGTTATTCCACTGTCGCCAGGCCATGCCTATGGGATGTTTATGGAACGTTTTAACGAGTTATCGGAGTTACGCAAATGCGCATGAATGTTTTCGAAATGGAAGGGTTTCTTCGCGGGAAATGTGTACCGCGAGATCTGAAAGTGAATGAAACAAATGCTGAGTACCTAGTACGTAAATTCGATGCGCTTGAAGATAAATGTGCGGCACTGGAAAACAAAATAATACCAGTGTCAGCTGAACTGCCACCAGCAAATGAAAGTGTTCTGTTATTTGATGCTAACGGAGAAGGCTGGCTAATTGGCTGGCGTTCTCTCTGGTACACCTGGGGACAAAAAGAAACCGGAGAATGGCAGTGGACATTTCAGGTCGGGGACCTTGAAAACGTCAATATCACTCACTGGGCAGTAATGCCAAAAGCGCCGGAGGCTGAGCATAATGACCACATTTACCAATAACGAACTGATTAAAGAAATCAAAGAACGAATCAGCAGCCTAGAGGTTCGAGACGATATTGAGCGCCGTGCTTATGAAATTGCTCTGGCATCGCTGGAAGAGGATCCGGTGGCATGGCTGCATTCAGACAATGGCTTAGGTATTCCGGCAATAACCAGGAGTAAAAACATTGCTGACAGTTGGTTATCAAAGGGCTGGTATGTTCAGCCGCTATATATAGCCAAACCAGTACCGGTGGTGCCAGATGCTCGTCCGTCTTTAAATAATGGCATAGTCGGTTTTGATGAAGGCTGGAACGCCCGCCGCACCGCCATGATTCATGGTGCCGAACCTGTAAGCCAGACTTACAAGTTGAACGAGCTGTCGGGCAACTCTCCGGTAATTCCGGATGGTTGGATAAGCTGTAGTGAGCGAATGCCGAACGATAAACAGTATGTTTGGTGTTGGGGTAAGTCTTACGGCTGGACTGAGTGCGATACCTTCGAAGGGTATTACGATTGGTCGAGAAACAAATGGTGGGCAGTTACTGACGATGGGGAAGAACCGGCATCGAAAGTAACCCACTGGATACCGCTACCGGAGCCGCCGCAGGAGGTGAAGTAATGAACAACTTAATGACAACAAAACAAGTTGCCGAATTCTGTGGCGTTTCAGTATCGACTGTTCTTCGCTGGAACAGCGTAAACAGGAGAACTGGCCAGAAATACAGGCCTGACTTTCCAGATCCTGATATTAAATCCTGCCCAAATAAATGGGCATCACGCAAGATATACAGGTTTGCTGGAGTTATTGAGTAACGTGTATTATCTCAGATGGGAGCTGACACATCTATGGCACAGAGCCAAACCTAATCTGACAGCTTGCGCTATGCTGTGAGTTCAACGGGTCGATGCAACGCTATCCTTGAACAACGGGGAACAGGTCAGTCAGCTGGTGCGCCCGGCGGCGATTCTTGATGTATGCGCTGCAAGATACTGTCACTTTAGGCAATCTGCAAAACATATCACGACCGACTTTTCACAATAAGTGCGTACTATTGTGAATTGAATTCTGGGAGTATCGCCTAGTTATATAACGTTAACTGATTGTTTTTTCTAGCGTAGAATGAGGGATTTATCGATGAAAGAAGAACTGATTGAACTATACAAAGACTCCTTACTTTTAGGAAAATATATTGAGCTGGAACATATTGCTAATGACATGTTACCAGGCCTATTTCCTGGAAAGGAACTAGAAGAACTTTCTGACAAGGAGTTAATTGCATTAACTAAAGCCGTAATTACAGGTATGACCTCGTGGCTGTGCTAATACTGATTAAAACTGGCGGCATATGCCGCCATAATACAACTAACTCGAACAGCCTGCCGTAGGCGTTATCTTCAATGGTCAGTGGTTATAGCAATACCCTCTCGTCATGAATATCGGAGATTTAGTCGGGAATACAGCCTTTCTATCTCATCGACAACTTTGCTAAACTCTTTGGCTAATTTGGGTGGCAATTCAATATGCCCATGCTGGTTCGCTAGGTCACCAGTATTTAATATTTCAAAACGTTTTCTAGCAAGATACAACCATCTGATCACATCAGGATCATTTACAAGAGCCTGGCGGATATTGTCTACCTGCTGCCCCCTATAAATCCGCGTACTATCAGGTAGAAATAAAATATTTTCCGTACTATAAGGATATGGCGTGATATCCAGCATTTCTCCAGCATCATTCTCCCAAATACAGTGGAACTCAGCTTCAATATAAACTCCCGGTACCTGCCAGATAGCCCAACCGTAAACAGCTCTTCCGCCATTCTGTTCAATCACCGTTTCAACATTCGAAAAGCAGTCCATAACTTCCGCTCCCGAGAAAGGTTCATTTTTAATCAATACAGCATGAGCATCAGGAACAACTTTCAGACAAAAATTCAGGGTTTCAGGCGTATCTAACTGTGCGGGTATTGGATGGTGCATAGCATTCCTTACATTAGAGCTAAATGGGAGGTTTGTAGTAAAGGACTTGCAGATAATGTCATCGCTGGCGAAGTTTTGGTTTCATTGACTGCTTATCTGTGTCTGCTCACTTATCAATCAATAGTTTTACTGCAATCTGGCGACACCGTTTGTATAAGAATATCCGTTCCTAGCTCAGAGCGAACTATCAGTTGGTGTCTGAGTTAGTACAAGTAACGATCGATTCAACTCTCTCCCACCATGCCTGGTAGGCTTTACGCTGTTCTTCTAGATAATCGCTCTTGTCATAAACTTGCCATACCCCTGGCAGTTTATGACCTAGCATTATTTCTGCAATATGAGGCGCAGTAAGATCAGAAAAGTTTGTTCGTGCTGTTCGCCTCAAATCATGAAGAGACCAATGAGGGAATTGATACCCCAAACGCCGCCATGCGTACTGCATTAAATTGTAAGGCAGCGACTGCAATGATGTCCGACCAACGGGTTCCCTGCTTCCTTCCTTAGTAAAAAGCATATCGGAACCATTGTTCATAGAAATAGCGTACTTTATAAGCTCTTCAACCGGTTCAATAATAGGCCGCTTTAGCGGTTCGCCTGTTATCTCCCCAGTCTTATGTCGTTCTGGTGGTACAGTCCATACTTTATTAATGAAATCAAAATCGTCCACCCTGGCGGTAATTAGCTCTGAACTACGGCAGCCAAAATGCAGCAATAGTTTAATGAAGGCCCGGTATTTAGGAACCATTCGAGAACCATCGATCGCAGCATAAAGGATTTTAATTTCATCATGTGTCAGAAACCGTTTCTTCTGACCTTTACGGATATCCATATCTTTACCCGTGATATCCGACAGCGGGCGAGTTTCAATGAGCTTTCTCTTATACGCCCAGACATGGGCCTGCTTTGCGTTAATTAGCAATCGGTCTGCTATTGCTGGAGTCTTAGTGCTAAGAGGCTCCAGGACTTCTAACCAATCATGCAATGTAGCTGCATCGTGAGGGATATTCCCGATTTTAGAGAACAGGTGCAGCTCAAACGAGCGGAGTATCTGTTCAGAACCTTTTTTATTTTTTACACAATATGCTTCATACCAGGCACGGATCACAGACTCTACCGTCATGGCTTCAGTAGCTTTTCGTTTTTCAGCCTGCTTGACTAATCGTGGATTGCGGTTTGACTCGAGTTCACCACGGAGACGGATAACTTCTTCTCTGGCCTCTTTTAATCCAGTTGCCGGGTAAGTTCCGATATCAAGGCGCTCACCTTTCCCTGCCCATTGATAACGATATTGGAACACTACGCGACCTTTCGGTGATACTCTGACAGACAGACCATCACGATCGGATTTAACCAAAACCTTATCACGTTCCTTTCCAACGACTGAACGCAACCACGCATCAGACAGCGCCAT